CCCAAAAGCAACTTGACGATCTCATCTCTAAGGTTGAGCCGACCTGTATCAAGTTTGATAGGAACGCCCGAACTGCTCAATCCATCCCATACAAGGTTTCCGCAGCTTCGGCAATCAATGGCTTGAAAGTTGAAGGCACTCATTTAAGATTTATCCTTACCCTGTAGTGGGTGGTGAGGTGAAGCGTGGTGGTGTGGTGTTCCTAAAGAAACACCACCCACCACCACACCTTTCACGCTCAATGCTCGGGGTGTGGTGGTGAATTGAAAAGCCACTTTCACCACACCACCACGCTTCATCGGGCATCTCCAAGATGGGTAATTTCGGCATCAAATAGGTTGAACTCTGCCTTGCCCTTATCGGTCACATAGAAAATAAAGTTGCTTTTGTTGCCACGATTGTCAACAAAGCCTTCATCAACCAAGGCATCTGTCCGTTCCTTCTTGGCTTTGTCATCACCCTTGATACCTGCATTGATGTCGCGGCGCGAGCAACCGGGGTTGGCGTGGATATATTCCATAATCTCAAATCGTCTAAATCGGATGTTATCTGCCTCAACCTCATCATCACCCTTGGGAACGCCAATGACATACTCCATAAGTGGGCGAGTCGAATCAATGGTGAAGATGGCAGTTTCCTGAGTTCTATCAGATTTGCGCCATATACCCGATACCTTGCGGATAAATCCCGGGCGATCCTTAGTCACTCTCATTGTCAGCGTTCCTGTACGCCCCGGCGATAACGCCTCCAACGGTTCAACAAGGTAGGCAGCTCCGTCAATGGTTGCTAACTTCGCCTGACCGCCGATGGCAAACCGCCCTCGTGTCTCGGCATTTTTGGTGATGTGGTCAATAAGCACCACGGCAGCGCCCGAGGCGGTGGCAACTGTTCGTGGGAAGATGCGCATCCACCTTGTAATTTCATCATTGTCCTTGGTTTGTCCTCCCCACATTGTCAGGGATTCGGTAACACCGTCAATGATGACAAGAGTTGCAGAGTTTGGCTCAAGGATAGATTGCCAATAGGGGTCGTTTGGGTCGCGTGGACCGTCAGGGCGGATGTAGGTGAAGTATTGGAGCAGGTTTGCTCGTGACACCCCAAGGTTTTTGAGTCGAGTCACGATGTCAATGGCATCTGATTCAAAGTCAATGTAGATGACCTTCTTATCAGCTTTGAGCATCTCGGCGGTGGCAATTTGTGCAATCCACGATTTGCCTGACTCAGATTCGCCGTAGATGGAGTGGACTCGACCTTCGTAAATAAGCCCTGCGCCATCTGATCTTTTGAGGATGGTGGCAATAGGTGCTTGAAATAAGCCGTCATAATAATCTTTGAGTTCAACAGGCTTCCAACTTGACTCATCCTCGCTTAAAACGGGTGCAGTGACCTGTGGCGGGGTCTGTAGCGTGTTTGTTGGCATTAAAGAATTGGGTGTTTGTAGCTCTTTCAGGTCAGATTGCCCGTAGCCTTGAGAGCGTAGATCGTTGGCTGCTCGCTTAAAATCTCCGCCGTATTGCAGGTGGACTAGGCAACCGAACTTGTCATAAGAGCGTTCGGCATCAAATGCGGTGGAGGTTGAAAAGACACGCAGTTTGTCGGTACCGCCGAAGTTGGTCGTTGCGCTGACACCGATTGTCTTACCCGGACGGCGCCAAGCGGTTTTCTCACCTTGGGTATAAACCTTTGTCCAACCCAATGGGATAAGGATTTCATCCCAAGTGGTGCGTTGGTTGTAATCATCGCCCGGGCTTAGAATCCCATCGTGCTTGGCAACCACATCCTGTTGGATGATTTCTGCCTTGGGCATCTCATCAAACATCGCAAAGATATTGTGAAGCGCAGCTCGTTGTTCCATCGTGATTGTTGGAATTGTCTCAATAGAGCCACCGATAAGTTTCCATTCACCGCCATCGGGATGTGTTGATCCTGCAGATGGTGAGGTGATTGTAAATCCGCCTTCGCTTCGAGTTTCCGCCCAAACATCTACGCCCCCATTTTCTCCCGGCTTTCGGGCAAGTTTTGTGTTTCCCGGCAATACCCCATCGGATACAAAGTAGAGCCAATGCAGACCACCTGAAGGTGTCATCTCCACATACCCTGAATTTAAGGTTGTCCATAAATCGCCAAGACCTGAACTTTGTGCAATCTCGCTAATCTCCAAGTGCATCTTGGCGGTGACGGCGCGACCTTCAAGTTCTAGCATCTCAAGGTTGTTGGAGATGGCACCGCAAATGACACCCACACCATCGGGCTTATTGCTAAACCATCCGAGCAACTCATCGGGTGTCGGTTGGCGCTTTTGGAACTCAACCCACGATGACAGACCTGGGCGCTTGGAACCATCGCCCGCGACAGGCACGGCAACGATGCCGTTGCTCGCGAAGCGAAGGGCGGTGGTTAGTGTGTCAGTCATTGGCAACCATCCGATCAATAATCCATTGCACTACAGGAACTGCAACTGCATTTCCCATTTGCTTATAGCGGTTGGAATCAGCTTGATCAGAAGTCCAATCATCGGGAAAGCCTTGCAATCTTTCACACTCTCGTGGAGTGAGTCGGCGCACGACTTGAGATGTTGCAATCGCCATACCTGAACCCCCTGCTCGCAATGTTGGTGAATTTTCATCACTTGCTTGAATATCTAAACCTTGAGTATGACTAAATATCATTGGCACATTTCCCCCGCCTGTTCCGTATCGTGAAATTACAGTTGGTGCAATTTCATCTTCATAAACTCTTACATCGTTTACACGAGTGCCGTCAATAATTAAAACGGTTGCGTAAGACTCCCCGTTGTTGTCCATTCTGTTCAAAGTCGGCACTACCCCCCCCGCGATCCAAGTTTCGTAATCTTCAACATTCTGTGCGCGTTTAGCTTTGGTGAAGAACATCAACAACCTGCAATAAATTAGAACCAACCGCTTGATGCGATGTCATTCCTTTGGTCAAATCTGAAGCTGTTAAGGCTGCGACTGTGCGACTATCTCTAAAGCCATTTGAAGTTGCGGTGGCAGAGTCTTTTCTCTGCGATTTGCTCGCCTCAAGATACCTTGCGCGGCTCTCGCTGATAGCGAGTATTTCTTCAGGTGATCTCCCTGTGTTTCCAAGATTTCCGACAATGAACACTCTACGGCGGCGTTGGGGTATTCCGAAGTGTTGAGCATCAAGCACCCTGTAGGCGATGCGATACCCGCGCTTGACCAACGCTTCAATGACGGCTGCCATATCTCTTCCCTCATTTGAGGAAAGTAAGCCGGGTACATTTTCAAGGATGAAATTTTCCGCTTGAGTTTCGTCAAGGAGTCGGCAGATTTCCCAAAAGAGTCCAGATCGAGAACCACCAAGTCCTTTTCGTTTTCCAGCCACGGATAAGTCTTGACAAGGAAATCCTCCTGTAATGATTCCTCCGATGGGATTAAATCCTGCTGCAATGAGTTGTTCACCTGTGACCCCCGTTATGTCTCCGAATATGGTTGATTGTGGAAAATGCTTTTTCAATACTTCTTGTGCTTTTTTATCCCATTCAACAGATGCAACTACTTTTACACCTGCTCGTTCTAAAGCTAAATCAAAACCTCCTACACCTGCAAATAAACTAACTGCCGTTCTCTCCATTATTTCCCCCCGTACGGTAGCGCGATCTTAAATGCTTGCTTGTTATCAATCAGTGCAACAATCTTTGGAACATTGTCGGTGCGTGAAAAATCTGTTGTTTGTGGCAAATCCATTGTGATCCATTCAGGGCGCAAGTGAATCAGATCAAAGAAAAAGATGCTTTCAGGTGTGGAGCAGACATACCAAGGCGATAACCCTAACTCCTGCCCCATCGTCATCATTGCATCGTACTTTGATTGCTCAAGGATTAGCTCCTCATAATGACGGCGCCGACATTTCAATTCAAAGTAAGCCTTGGATGCAGGTGAGACACAATCCCACTTGGAGTATGGATGCGGGCTTGGGATCAAATCAGGCAAGATGTTGTGGCGCAGATAATCAAAGAGTTCAATCTCTGTCATTTGTCTTTGCCCCAACCTGTGCCTTTGAGAACTATCCCAAAGGTTCCATAGACCCGCTTCATTTGTGCGCCACACAAACAGGTGACAGTTTTGTCATCATCAAAGTTAAAGTTCTCGGTAATGACTCGCCCACATTCACATTGAAAGTCATAGTTTGGCATCTTTGTTCCTTGCAGCTCGCATCTTCAACTTTTTCTTTTTCAGAAATCCTGTCTCTTTCATATGATAGACAATAAACTTCGCCACCCGCCCCGGCGTGTCAGGAAGGGTGTATTCATACCCTTCCCACAATGCCTTGGCAATGGCACCCTGCAGTTCTTCTTCTTTCATAACGGCAGCTCTGTTGCTTTATCTGTCAGTGCAAAGTCAATGCGAGCCTTTGCAATCTCCACATACTCTGCCGACTGATCAATGCCAATGAAATCAAAACCTTCATATGCACACGCCTTACCAGTTGAGCCTGAACCCATAAATGGATCAAGCACAGTTCCGTTGGGCGGTGTCACTAGGCGCACTAGGTATTGCATAAGGGTTACAGGCTTGACCGTTGGATGATGATTGACCTTTGCATTGTTAGTGCGGTTGCGTGGGTTACTGCCACCGACCCCGCCTTCTTTGCGCCCATCGTGATCGCGCTTTGCCTCAAACCCTTCAAGCCCTTCATTCCTGTCACGCTTGCTTGCCTTCGCGCAATAAAAGAAACGGGCAGGTTCACCAAGTAATTCATTGACTTCATCACTGCCATCGTGAATAAAGTTGGCGGGGAAACGACCCATCTCTTTCAACTTCTCAAGTGCAGCTTGTTGTGCAGGTGATTCCAATACGCGATCTTTGTATTCTTCATCGGTTTCACCGTCACGGCGAGTGGCAAGTTTTTGAATTGGTCTGCCAACTAATCCGTCAAAATTATCATCGCTTGGCACCCTTGACCCGTCAATGTTCAACCCGCCCGTGCCATAAGTCAGCACATTGTTGGCAACGGTGCCTTCCAGCGGCTTGCGAGCAAGCACCATTGGTTCGTGTGCAGGTTTAAGTGCAGTTCCCCAGCCATCCCATTGCTGCGCGGCGGGGGTAATTGCAACATCATCTGCAACCATCGCCATTTCTCCACCTTTTGCACCGCCACCATAATTTCCACTGCCTGATGCAATAGCAACCCATTTCAAATCCCTGTTGCGCTCTGCACCTGCAGCTTTATCAATCCCCTTGCTGATGTTGTGCGACTTGGGAAAGCCTGACCCATACACCCACATAATCTGATCGCGGATTTCAAAGCCTGCATCCTCAATGGCAACTGCCATTCGGTGATAAGTGCGAGAACCACTGAAAGCAATCAAGTGACCGCCCGGCTTCAACACTCGCAACGCCTCACGCCATACATCAACATTAAATGCAATGCCACTTGCATCCCACGATTTGCCCATAAACCCAAGTTCATACGGCGGGTCAGTGACAATGGAATCCACCGAGTTATCAGGCATTGCCTTCATCGCCTCGATGCAGTCGTTATTGATCAGTTGCATTGTTTCCCCCTTAGTAATTGTTGAACTTGTGACATTGGTGGAGTTGAACCACCGCACTACCCCCTAGTGCGCAAACCTGCAATGTCTGCCCTTTCCCGAGCGAAAGGATCAAACTCTCGGGGAAGTTTTACTTAACTTGAGTTGCCCCAAGTTGAGCTAGCAGCGCCGCCACCTCGGGCGTGACACCTGCCGGTGCCGTTGCTACCGCAGGTGCGGCGGCAGTTGTGGCGCCTCCGATGTAGGCATTTGCCTTGGCAACGGCTGCTGCATCATTAGTTGCATCCAGCAGAATCCAAGGTGCGCTCTTGCCGGGCTTTGCAGTTCCTTGACCAATGCGGGCAAGTATCTTATGTCCGACCTTCGACTTGAGAGCGTTCTTGAGTGCAACATTGAAAAACAACACATTGTTGTGAACAGTATTGTCATCAAGGTTTACGATGTTCACTTCAATGGCATCTGCCTCGCCGTGAACGGTGGTGATTCCTGTCTTGAATTCAACAGGTTCTAGGATGAGCAACTTGCCGTTAAGGTCTGCAACCTTGACGGATTCTGTTGCTGCACTTGGTGCTTCGAAAGCCATTTGGCTTCCCCCATTTCTTTTGGTTTGGGTGGTGCTTAGTTTGTTGGCGTTTCCAACTCTGTCGGCGGTGTAAGTTCCGCCAATTCTTTTGCGATGTCGTTAATCGTTTTTGCAGGTATCCCGCAAGGGCAACCATCTCGCTCACACATCATTTGGTATCACCTGCACAAGCCTTAGATGGATCATCTGAAAATGGTAAGAAGTACGGGCAGTAGTTACAAAGGCGTGACGGCGCCGTTGGAATCATTGCCCACATCTGCGGGTTAGCCTCAACATCTGCCTGTGAGAGCAAGGCGTAAATAGAATCTAGGCGAGTGAGTGCATCTAGGGCAACTTGCTCGTTGTAATCGTGCAGCTCAACATACATATCTGAGATTTGACCGCCTGTTGGCAGATAGATCAATCCCACTTTATTGACGGTTGCACCTTGTTGTGCTTTGCCATAGGCATAAAGCATTGTCTGAATAATGTTTTGTTCGGTAGCACCTTCACGCTTTCGCACCTGTAGGTTTGATGGTGAGGTGGTTTTCCAGTCAAGGACAATCCCAAGTTCTTTATCAAAGAGGTCAATGGTTCCTGAAAGATTAGCCCTAATCTTTACCTTGGATTCAACCTCATAACGCTCAGGCATCTTGGCAAATATCTTTTCAAGATGTGAGTGAATTGCAGTTCCTACTTGGGATGCCCAATTGCCTCCGCTTGACTCATTCACCTTATCCCACGCCAGCAATTTGTACGCCAACTTGCGTGTGCATTTCTCCCCCACCTCACTAGGTCCAAGATAGACCTGTTGAGATCGTGGCGCATAAATACCTGCATCGGTAATAATCTTGGCTAAATCTTTTCCAAGATTCTCTGCCGGCGTGGTCAAAGGTGTGAATGTCATTGGTTAATCATCCTCGCTTACAAGAGTGAATCGGCGTGATACTGATAAGACCTCAAGAGCTGAGATCACTTGTTCAGGCAAGATTTCTCTTGCTCGCTTGGTATCAAATCGCTTGGATTCAACGCGAGTCCAACGAACAACAGGGCGATTGAGAAACATTCCAGTTTCGCTTTCGCCCAAGGCTTGCTCAATATGCGCTCTAGCAACATCGGCAACCTCCTGTAACTCTTTTATCTTGGCAAGAGCAGATTTATACTGCTCCAACCAAGCGGCGGTATTGACATCAAAATCAATAACACCCTTCTCAATTTCTACACTCATTTCCGTTCCCCCTTAGTAGTACGAGTGTTGTTTCCAAAAAGACCACGCGGCACAAGGACCGCCCGATCCATACTTTCGCCCAATGTAGGCAAGTGCTGCCACGGTTTGAGCAACAGTTGATTTGCTGCGCTTCATACCGAGGTTCCTATAAGTTCCATTCAGTAACTGCCCTATCCCGGATGCACTACTTGATGGATTCTTATGATCCTTCCAATGTGACTCACGCACCATTAGCGCGTTGAAACATTTGAAGTCTCTTTCGGTCAGTAGCTCTTTGGCTACTTGTTTTGCGCTGACCTGCATAAGAGCAGGGCGCTCTTTATAGATAACCAACTCGGGTACTGCCTGAGTTGCTGAAACTACTCCGCTGATTAAGGCGGTCACGATAAGGATTCCGATGATTGTGAGGAATCGTCTTTTGTCTCTTGGTGTGATTGGTTCACTCCTTTTCTAGTTGCATCGGGAAACCTTGTTAAAATCTTTCGGACATAGCCGATAGATGTATCAAGGCGCAATGCAATTTCGTGGGCGTTGAAATCTCGCTCTCTTAAATCAAGGATTCTGTTAGCCATTTCGCCAACAGGGATTCTGTGTGGGCGCAACACTTTTTCGCGTTCGCGAGGTGTAGAACCTCCCCAAATTCCATACGGGATTTCATTGCTTATGGCGTATTCCAAACACTCCTTCCTGTGGATACAACTCGCGCATATTGCTTTGAGTTCTGACAGTCTCTCTGTCTCATCTGTTCGACCATCGGGGAAAAAGAAATCTTGATCCTCCAAGGTCGCACAAACTGCTTGCGCAAAGTTAGGTGCATCGCAAAGGACTGATCTGATTGTCATTTGCGTTCCTTGAGCCATTGGGTCAAATCTTGCACAACCCACGACTTCTCTATGCCAGCATTTCTGCGCTTGATGATGACATAGTGCAACGGCACTTCGGATAGACCGCGAGCCTTTGCATAGTTTTCTGCCTCAACTTCAGCTTCACGCCAAAATTCAGGCAAAGTTAATGACTTACGATTCTTGAGTTCCAAGATGTAAGTTTCCCCTGCGATGACGGCAACCAAGTCACCTTCATCATTGGCACCCGCCTTGACCAAACGCTCGCACAAAGCGCCCGCAGATCGAAGCCAACGCATTACATCGGTTTCAAACTGTGCGCCTTTGCGACCATTTGGATTTGCCATTTATTCAACGACCTTCAATGCAGGATAGTTATTGCCCGCCTCACGAGAGATGCGACCAAACTTGACTGCGCGGATTAAATCCTCAGCCAAGATAAGTGCTTCATCTTCGGTCATAGTGGCAAGCAAAGGTGCGTGTTCTTCAAGATTGTCTCGCGCATTGTCTAAATGTTCAAAATAGTTTTCAGATTTGACTGAGCGATCTGCCGAGTGCTTCAGCAAATCAATGTCATCTAATGGATATGCTCCGACTACATCTTGAACTAAATCCTTGACCGCATCTTGCTCCTCTAAATACAGAGCAATGTGACCATCTGAATGATTATGAATTGAGAATAAAGGTTCGCGAGGTTGCTTCTTAAATATCATTGACCTTCACCAATTTCAAAGGCTGAAACAATGATCGCGTATAGAGCTAATGCACCGATGACGATGCAGGTTGTTACAAGTAAAAACATTGGGTGTCTCCTTTTCGTTTGTATAAGGGTGACACACAATACACATCTTTGTCGGTCAGACACGCCAAAGGCTAAATTCTTTTCTGCACCTCAATTTGAAAAGGCGCGGCGGTGTTGATGTCGTACTTGGCTGAAACATCTAGGGCTTGCAGGATTTCATTCTTGGTTATTTCACCCTTGATTGAAGCCATATAACCCATCCCATAGGGCGAGCCTGAACCAACACCATAAATGCCATCCGATGATTGCGAGATGCTCAGCTCATCGCCAATTTCAAAGATGTTGCCATTAAAAGCAAGCAAGTACGAATAAGAAGCTGCATCCTTGGTGTAGTCGTAGCCCTGCGCCTTAAACGCTGCAATGATGCTTGGGATTATCTTTCGACCTACAAACTTCACGGGGTCGGTGCCATCGTAGGCAGGTGGCTTCCAAAGATACATAAGGATGTCACCCGGGCGGCAATCACCCGAGACTGCCAGCAAGTATTTATTGATCTTGACAATCTTAGGCGTTGAAGGCGAGATGATGCGCTTATCACCGTCTGTGATCTGACTGTCAGCCCCAAGGATGGCAAAGTCTGCCCCTTGGAAGCCGATGATTGTGGTCACGGCTCTATGGTACCGCCAAAGGCGTGAAAACCCCTCGGTAGCAATTCCCCAATTCTTTCCCAAGAGGCTCCCACGCCGAGGCTGACCCTATACCAAGGCTCAATTTGAGCGCAACCCTAGATGACTAGTCAGCCTAAAAGTATGACCATTTTGGTGTGCCTATTGTATGGACAACGGCTAGACAGGTGCTATTGTTCTCTTATTGGGAAACGAACGGTTCCCAAGAACGGAGTTCCAAATGTTGAAGTGTAACAATTGCGCAGCACGAGTTGATGTTCTAGCTCATCAAATTCGTGGTTCAGTTGAAGTATCTGTTTGCCTTGATTGCGCAGATCGCTATTACCAAGATCAATTAACACGCACACTTATCAACGCAGAAAAGGTGGGTGCATAATGAACAACCGCCTTTGGGTAGATGACAATGGAACAGTAGTTTGCGATGAACACGCAGGTGCATATTTGCGATCAGGATTTGAAGCAAACAATCAAGCAATTCAACATCACACACCACTTGGAACTTGGTGTGCCTATTACACAAATCTTTTAGGTGGTGCAGATTTAGTGTGTGAAGTTTGCACACCTTGGAATTCACCTGATCATCCATACAACCGCAATAAGGCGGGTGCATAATGCTTCACCATTGCCAATGTATTACCTGCGGTGCAACATTTTATGCAGTAGGAAAAATCCACGAATGTCTAAACTGTTACGAAATACGATTGGGGTTGAACTAATGGAGCGTTATTGGTGTGTGTATTGCGGGTTTGATATGACCGCACTTGGTATGTGTGTTGATTGCAACGAATACAAAAGCGCAGTTACCTTTGATGAATATGTTGAGATGAACGGCGTTGAGCCAAAGGTCTTTGCCTAATGGATTATGGCAACCTGATTAAAGAATCCATCCTTGAGGTGTATCCAACGCCCTCAATCATTATGCGCGAATCTGCTCAAATGTTGATGAACGCATCGGTTAGCTCAGATTCAGAATTTATTGAATCATCACTTACGGCAGTCACTATGATCACAAAAGTATGTTTACAAATCGTCAGAGAGGAATCGGTCAATGTCACTCACTAAAAGAGGCAAACGAGTCAGAGCAGTTGCAATCCTGATTGGATTGTGGGCAATTTGGATGGTTGCAAGCAACCTATGGTGGGTTGGCGTAGGCGCACCCCAAGCCGATTTCCTTGGTTGGTGTTGGGGTTCAATGACTGAATGTGTGGTTTTCTAATGCGAAGCAAACATTCAATTCGAGTTCCTGAAGGTCTATGGGCAATGGCAAAAGCCAAGGCGAGCCAAGAACATACAACTGTCACCGCCATCATCATTGAGGCACTCAAGGCTTATACAAAGTAAAAGGCGAAAAGCCCACCGACACCTTGGAACGGCAAGGGCGGTGGGCTTTTCTATGCAGTAAAACTTATACGATCTCACCATAAATCGCAGCATACGCCGCCAAATCTATGGGTGAATCTTGATGATCAGGTGTTTCAATCAAACGAGCAACCTTGACCAATGCCAAGCACATTGCAGCTTGAGCAGGTGTGATCTCTTGCTGAAGCCAAATGCTCCACAATGATGCAATGCGTTGATGGTTTGTCAGCGGTGAGCCGTAATTCTTATTGCGGTCACCGTGAGTAAGGCGATCAGCCTCTTTTAAGATTTCCCCCCGATTCATCATTTCCCCTAATCTTTGAAAGTTGGCTTGCCGAACCCTACAACAAAAACAGGCAAGGATGGCTTAATGCCATTGTTCTTTTTGTTAAATGCTCGCTTCTTTTGGCAGACTTGCCCGCCGTTACGCTGATCACCCTTTTTGTCAGGTGCAGTATTGCCCTCAATGGTGGTCACAATTCCATTGCCATTGTTCTTAATGACAATGCCAATGTGTGAAATGCGATCAACATTATCACCTGGGAAATCAAAGAATACTAAATCGCCAACTTCAGGGGTGGCGCTTTCAGCATCCTGCCATTGCTTTGCCTTTTGGAAGGTGGTGGCACCGGCTAAAGTCGAGGTGCAATCGGGAATTTTCACGCCCACTTGCTTGAACACCCAATTGACAAATGCCCCACACCAAGCCTGATTGGTCTTTTGGTACTTGGTTTGATTGTCGGCAGGTCCTTCAATGTAATCAAGTTCCCCGCGAGCAGTTATTGCTACCTGATTGCGTTGGCTCATTTACTTCTTCTTTGTCTCGTTAAATGCAGTTTCAATTTCAGATTGGCTCAACTTGCCATCTTCAACATAAGCCTTAGCAAGTGACTCGCCAACTTTGGCAACTGCAAGCAAGCCCGCAATCCCGGCAGCGGTTGCAGCCTTAACGCCAAAGAGTGATCCTGCTCCGATAGTTCCTAGAGCTGAAATGTAGAAAACGGCTGCTAGGCGGATGATGAGTGATTTTGTGTGCTTCATTATGTCTCCTTATTCGATTTCGGATTTTGCCTTTAAGACTTCAACATCAATTCTGATACATTGCTGATTTTCTAGCAGTTCCTCAACCTTGTTAATGAGTCCTGTCTTGCCATCATTATAAAGGGCATATTCAATGCGATTGAGTTTATCTTTAAGTTCCTCAGTGTGTTTAGCAATTGTGTGCTTGGCAATTATGCCAATCCCTGCAAGTAGGGCTGCAATAACAAAGAAGTATGAGTAAACAATTGTGGCAATATCGGATGACATTTGCGCCCTTTCGGGTTATGGGTTAGTTGATTGATGTTTCCTTTTGTGCAAGTGTGGCTTTCAAGACTGCAATTTCCTGCGCCTGATTGCCGATTGTCTCGCGTAAAAACTTAAGAACTTCGGTGATTTCGACCTGTGTTTCCATTACTCCCCCTTGGCTTGTGGTTCATTGGCATACAAAGCCTTGAGTTGGCTAAGTGCGCCTTTTTCTGTTGTATGGCAACCGATTACTTTGCCATCGGCATCCTTAACTACAGGATAACCCTTGCAACCATATGAGCCTTTGGCTCCAATGTGATATGGCATTTACTTCCCCTCCAACGCCTTGATTCGTGCCTCTTGATATTGAACAAGAGCTAATAAATTGATAAGGATGGCACGGTCATTGATGTTTTCAATTTGTCCATCAACATAATCAACTGCCAAAGGATAAATAGCATCTACTTCTTCGGCAATAAGTCCGGGGATTAATACACCTGCGCGGTCATCATTTTTCAAATAATCTTCTTTGTAAGAAAATGCTCTCATTCTAAAATCAAGCAATTTGCGTGGGTCTAATTCAGGCACATCTTTAAGATCAACAATGTTTTCCTTATAGCGTTGCGATGATGCCGTTGATCGAGCAATGCGACCACCTGTAGCAAATACATAACCATTAGCAGTATTACCAGTTGTTGAATGACCTTGAGCATAAAGTTCGCCAACGGCAGTAATGCTTGAATTTCCAGTAACAGTTGAGCCAAAAGTCATTGCGCCCTGCATATTGTTACCGCTTGTTGTTATTGAAAGCGAGTTAGAACCATCGGCAGCCAAAGATGATGTGGTGCTAGATACCTGAACACGAGGATATGCCGTACTACTTGGCGTTGAACCATAATGCATAAGAAGTGAACCGCTACCAATACTGCCTATCCAACCAGCATATGATCCACCACTTTTAATTCCTAACGCATTATCTGAACCACTAAGGACAACAGAATTTCCGCCTGAACTTGTTTGAACAGTAAAACCTGTCAAAGTTCCCGCGCTTAATTTATCAACTGTAATAGTTCCTGCAGCAATTTGGGTTGCCGTAATTGTGCCTGTTGCAATCTGAGATGCGGTGATAGTACCAGCGGTAATAACCGAAGCATCCAATGATCCTGTCTGAATTCGAGCTGCAGCAAGATAGCCTGTTGAGATATTGCCAGCGTTGATGTTAGAAACTGTGATAACTGAGGCATCAATTGATCCAGCGTTTAATTTATTGGCTGAGATGCTTGCAAGGGCGTTATTGCCAAGGCTATTAAGAACCCAAGATGAACCATCCCAACGAGAGATGGCATTATCACTTGATGTGTTAAACCAAAGATCGCCAACGGCAAAAGTTCCTGAAGGTGTTGAACCTTGGCGATAAACCTTATTTTTGCCATCTGCAGTATTTTGGGCTGCAGTTGCCGCCGATGCCGCTGCGGCGATGGCAGTATCCTGAACATCAACCCAAGCGGTGCCATTCCAATAATATTGACGATTTCCATTGGAAGTATCAAACCAAACATCACCTGTAACCAAACTGCCACTTGGCGCAGTTGATTGGCGATAAATCTTATTTTTGCCATTGACGGCAGTTTCAACAGTTGCAAGAGCTGAAGTTACAACGGCTAAATCAACACTATCAGTAATATAAGCAACAGTTTGCCCGCCCGTGTATTCATACTCAGTAGCATCTGCCCAATAAACATTACCAGCCTGATCGGTAAGGGCAGTATTGGTGGCATTTGCAATTGTGAATGTATTAGTTGCAATGCTTGAAATAGTGTAGGTGCCATTGTAGCCATCGGGTGCAATGCCTGTAATGGTTACGATATTGCCAGCCGACAAAGTATGACCTGTTGCGGTATAAGTAGCCGTTGAAGATGTATAAGAGACGGCAATAATGTCAAAACTCTTGTAAGAGATATCTTCAGGCGTAATAGTAATTTGTGGCGAAATTGGCATTGTGACCCCTTATGGAAGCGTTGCTCTTGTGGCTGAAATTGGACTTGTATAGTAAGTAGTGCGCCAAGAGGTTGCGGTAATTGAGTGACGGAATCCTTCAATGACAAGATTAAAAATTAAATTACGACCATCAACAGTTGTACGCTTGACAATGCAAAGGTCTTGAATCTCGGTTTCAAGAAAATCAGGATATAAAGCACCAAGTGCCAAAGCGTTGAAACTTACTCCTGCACACCAAGTCTTAGGGTTCTTGGTGTAGGTTGCATAATATTGAGCCAATTTGTTTGCAGTAGCAAGGCTCAAAATCTCTGTGTCAAATTGTTTAATCTTTAAGCCATACTTAGTCACCGATGGTGCATTTTTGAATAATACTTGAGGCACTTTGACATTCTTAGGCTTGAAATTGACAAGAGCTGCGTTGATGAAATTAAAGATACCCGGGTTGGTGTCAATATCATCATATTCAACTGTATTTGCCACTTGTTGATCGTTAAATGTTAATTGAGTTGGGCGTGAGAACTTATTGGTTAAATTCACAAAAGTTGCTTTGCCATCGCGAGACATATAAAAAGAACCTGCCTCGGCATCTTCGCACTGATAGATGAAATTCATAATAGGAATTGGAGCATTGGCAGTTCCTTGAGTGGTTGCAGCCAATGTGACTGAGCCTGTTAGGTTGCGCCAAGTGCTACCAGTTCCCCATCCAGCATAAGTCAGCATCCGACCTACGCGAGTTGAAGTTGTCTCGCCTGAAAATGATGCGGTCTTTAATACAGGTGCGCTATAGCGCCCAAGGATTGAAATGCCATCAACAAAGGTCATTGTGGCGGTTGCATCAAATCCTGCATCCATCTTGGTATTTTCCAAGTAGCCCACATACAAGACATAAGATGTGCCTGACCAAGTAGCAACCACGCGGGCGCGAAGATCAGCTCGAAGTGCGGTGACACCGCCTGATACCCAAGGACCGCTTAAATTGTCAGGGTCATAATTTCCTGAACGATTGTCTAAAGTAACAATCAATTGCCCTGCATCAATGCGTTGATCTGAACGAGTGCGACCACGGTAAATATCCATTGAACGCAGATCAGCGGTAGGAACATCTGTGTAAGCGCCACCAAAATAAAACTGAATCTTCAGCGTTGGTGCATTAGTGCCGTCAAATGCTCCCATTGGTTATACCCCCAAAACTGCCGGATTGATACCCTTGCGGCGAAGCAATTGTGCCATATCGTTACGAACGCGAAGTGATAATTCTTTTTCTGTTACAACTGATCCTTGAATATAATTGTTAATTGTTACACCCAAGCCACCCTTTGAAAGCGGAATAATAGCTTCAGGTCCGGCTTCACCAATCATTCCGATTGTAGGTCGGCTAACAATTCCACCTGTTGCAAACTTAGGAATTTGTCCATAAAGGCTACTAAATGCCGATGTTGAACTCTTGCCTGTACCAAGTCCACTCATATTAAATGGCGTAGTTGTCTTTGGATTGAGCAAAGTACCACTCTTGCCCAAATCAGGTGTGATGTTGCGATTCTTGTAAGCATTAAAAGCAAAGTAACCAAGAGCCGCCAAACCGCCAATGGCAGCCACCCCTGCAAAGAATGGCGCCCACGCTGCAGTAATTGCAACACCGCCCGCAGCCCCGGCAGCGCCAGCGGCAGCGGCAGCCTCACCGACACCAATAAGTGCGCCGATCAATTTAGCGGCTTGGAATACCTTAAAAGCAGCGTTAATTGCCTTGATACCGACTGCAACACCAAGAAGGGCAACGCCCCAATTCTTGATTGCGTCTTTGTTCTTAGTGACCCAAGGCTCAATCTTAACAAGCCAATCTGCCAAGTCATTCAGGTATGGAAGCAATAAACCGCCAAGGGTTTCCTGAACATTGTTCATTGCAAGATTAAATTGCTCTATCTTGAAAGAGCTAGTGCCGCTGACTGCCTTGATGGAGCCATTGAAACTATCACCCAAACGACCCAGGTAAGAATCAAGGTCTTCGGTGACTTTCTTTGTTGTGCCTAAACTCTTGGTTACGCCAATAATCTGACCATTCATCACTTTCAGGCTTGAAGTGTATTGCTTATTTCCGCCTGAAACTTTTGGTGCGATTTTGGTTAAATTAGCAAGTGCTTTGAATTGACCGCGACTTGCTTTAGACATTGCATCGGTTACTTGACCAACATCAACACCTCGCTTTTGTGCAATTTCTAAAGCAAGAGTCAACATCTTTTGTGACTTGGCAACGTTTCCTGTTGAGCGAACAAGGGTGTCAAATGCAGGGCGAATATTATCATCGGCAACTGCTGCAAACATTTCAGACTTCTTGATGAACTTCTCAACATTGGCAATCTGTATCTGAGTTGCGCCTGTGACTGTCTTTAAGGTGTTGGCAAGGCTTGTTGCACCCTTTTCATCATCTGCTGCAGCCTTGGCAAACTTAACGGCAGCAGCACCTAAGCCAACAAGTAATAAAGATGA